TTTACCAATAATGAATTAATTAATTTCACAGTTGGTAGAGTTGATGTAGCTGCTCAAAAAATATTTTTTACACCGTCATCAACGAATTTGCCTGCCACAGTGAACATCGTCAATCCTCAATTGGGTGGCAGTTTGGCAGCGTTTCAAAACACACTCAACAACTATTTGCCTATTGGCAGCATTATATTATGGTACAATTCTATAGGAACCATACCCACAGGTTGGCGTTTATGTGACGGTACCACTTATACTACTGCTGGCGGGTATACATATCCCATACCCGATCTTAGAAATAAATTTGTGGTTGGAGCTGGCAGTAATTACAGTGTTCATGACGTTGGCGGCTCTGCTGACAGTATAGTGCCCATACACTCGCATGACATTGTTGACAAACAGCACAAACATGTTGATCCATACGCTGAAAATGGTGCTGGATTGGAAGCTTCTGGTTTTGATCAAGTACCTGGTACAGGCGGCGCTGCGGGTTCTGGTAGAACTGATTATGATCAAGCTAGGTACTACACCAGTGCAGAATTTACTGGCATATCTGGCACAAACCCAGCTGGAGTATCTCCAACAAACACCAATTTGCCACCCTATTATGCACTTTGCTATATTATGAAAGTGCAATGATGTTCAATCCCCTATTACCAGATTTGTCAAAATTAAAAGAACAGGACATAGAATCCAAAATATCTGAATTGAGTAAAAAGTATTTCATAGCTCTTAAACTGGGTCAAGGTCAGGCAGCACAACAAATAGCCGTAACATTGGATGCTTTCAAAATGGAGCAAAAAAACAGGCACCACAAATCCTCACAAGATTTGAACAAAAAAACACAGCAAGATGGATTGGAAGATTTGATCAATGTCGACTGAATTAGAACACTATATTTGGCCTACCGGCTTTTCATGTACATTACTCACTGATAAAATTATCATACCCAATCAATACAGTATCAGCATAGCCATAGAGCCCATGGCACCAGCTGAGATTGCCATGGGATTCAAAAAATTGAGAAGCTTAGTGGATCTGTGTTTACAAAACAGTATTTTTATCTATTCTCATCATGTTTTGGCAGAGACGCTCAAAGACATGGACACAGGTATAGTGCATTTTCCCACAGAACCTTATGACTACTTTGTGGGCAGTGTGCTTTTTCGAAAATTTCAAAGCGTCACTGCTAACTATTTTGAAATTGGATTTATGACCATTGACAGTGTTATTGGTGATCATGTACAATACTGTATTAAAGATCCAGAAGAAACTGGGTTAGATTTATCAGGCGATCATTGGTGGAACAAAGACAATTTAGACACAGGAACAGGATCTTTAATATCATGGGAAGATTTGGATCTCGGCAGTGGATCAAAATTCGAACCCAAAATTATCAAAGGTGGCCGCAGTGAGGACAAATAATTATGGTGAAATTGGTCTTTCAGAGCAGGAGACTTTTGATGCATTGTACTTGGGTAAAATTGATTCCTTGAGCCATGTTTATGTTGACAGCATTGATCAGTTCAATGCTGCTGTTGATGCTAATGTTGACAATCTTGCAAAACTAACAAGTCTTCCAGAATTTGATATTGATCTTGATCAGTGGGACCAGAAAAATCAAAAAATCTGGTTCATGCCCACGGAATACCAAAATATTGATATTGTGGAATTTTTGCTTGATCAAACTCAAAATGAAGAACAATATCAAAGGGTTGTTGCGGAACTGGAACTGTTTTATCAATATAACATGATTGACCTTTTGAAATATGTTAAATATCTAGTGGATGTCATGAGACAACACAACATCATATGGGGAGTGGGCAGGGGCAGCAGTGTGTCCAGTTATTGCCTATTCCTTTTGGGTGTGCATAAAATCAACTCTTTGAAATTTGATTTGGACATCCGAGAATTTTTGAAATAAGGAAAAAAAATGACTTTGTATAGATCATCTCAGGGAAAAATGGTTGATATGACCAAACTGTCCCAACAACATGAACTGACTCCCGCAGTGGGCAATGCCAATCTCAATGCTCGTGGTGACAAACTGGGACCTGGAGGCGTTATTGTTCAAAAAAGAGAAGAAGCTGCTGCTCAATATCACAAAATTCCTAAAAAAACTGTGCATGAAGAGATCACAGCTGATGAACCTGTGGCGCAGCCTCTAGAAACCAAACCAGCATCGGCTGCTCCCACTGTGGTGGCTCCAAACAAGGTATCAAAGGACAAACAATGAAAGTGACTGGCAAAATCACACCTATTGGTGACAAAATACTGGTCAGTGACATGGATTTTGGCATGGAAAAAACTGCAAGTGGGATTTATATTCCATCTGATGATGGAAAAACACAAGGCATACGTCCTAGATGGGCCAAAGTTTGGGCCATAGGACCTGACCAGAATGATGTCAAAGTGGGTGAGTGGATTCTGATTGAGCATGGCCGTTGGACACGCAAGTATGAAGTGCAACAGCACGACGGCGCCATATTAAAAATTCACGGTGTGGACAATGACTGTATTTTGATGAGTGCTGATGAAAAACCCAGCGACGTAGTTAGAGCAGAATAATTTAATCAAAAACTTTGACTTATCAGTCATGCCCATGCTAATATAATTCATGGGATATAAAACTTCACGTAATATTAATTCCGCCATACAGCAAATCAACGCCATTGTCTATGATGTACAAGACAATGGTGCTACTGGATTTGTGCAGTGGCCGGCAAAACAAGATCTTTATAGATTAAAATGGTTTATTGATGATGCCATCAAACGGTGTCCTACCTTTTCTATGGAGGACGAATGGATGCGAGAACAAGAAAAAGAACGATTAATTAAAATTTTAAAACATGATATTCAATAAAATTAGACAATTAAAAGAAGAAGGTAAAAAGATTGGAATAGTTTTTTCAACATTTGACCTATTACATGCAGGGCACATTGCCATGTTGGCCGAAGTTAAAAATCACTGTGATTACCTAATTGCTGGATTACAAACTGATCCCACGATAGATCGACCAGATACTAAAAATAAACCAATTCAAAGTATTGTTGAACGACAAATAACAGTTAGTGCCACACGATATGTGGATGAAATAGTTGTGTATCAAACAGAAAAAGACCTAGAGGATATCTTGCTAACTTTGCCTATAGATGTTAGAATATTAGGTATAGAATACGCAAATAAAGATTTCACGGGCAAAGATATTTGTTATAATCGAAATATTGAAATTGTTTACAACAGCCGAGATCATTCTTTCAGTTCATCAAGTTTACGCAAACGTGTAGCAGAAGCAGAAAGGAATAAACTATGAGTAACTACGGAACTGCCATGACAGCAGGATATTCTAACCCACAGATTGCCAGTAGCAAAAGAAATATAGCACGACTAGAAAAACAACTTATGAAGAAAAGAACACTAAAACAAAAACTTAGATCTTGGTTACTTGACGAGAAGACTTTGCCGCCAAATGATGATATCTATATCGCTGATGATGGCGTTAATTTCTCAAGAGAACGATCAATAAAGTTTGAAATACACAATGCCAACGGTGGCCGTGTTGTTCAAACTCGTAGATATGATGCTCAGAAAGATAGACACTTTGATAACTTATATATCATCACTAGTGATCAAGACTTTGGCCGTGAACTTGATAAGATTATAACAATGGAAGCATTAAGATGATTGAACTCTGGGTTGAAAAATACCGGCCAAAAACTGTCAGCGACTATGTATTCAGAGATGAAGCACAACGTAGGCAGGTGCAGTCCTGGATTAAAGATGGCAGTATACCACATCTATTGTTGAGTGGATCAGCGGGAATTGGTAAGACCACGTTGGCCCGTGTGTTGCTAAATGAACTGGGCATTGAAGAATTTGATGTTTTAGAAATTAACGCCAGTCGAGAAAATAGCACAGACACTGTTAGAGACAAAATTACAAATTTTGTACAAATGATTCCATTTGGCCCATTTAAAGTGGTGTTGCTTGACGAAGCAGATTACATGACCATCAATGCTCAGGCAATTTTGCGTGGATTGATGGAGTCATATTCCAATACTGCAAGATTCATATTGACCTGTAACTATCCCAATAGAGTTATTCCCGCACTACATAGTCGATGCCAAGGATTTCATATAGAAAAGACTGATCAAACAGAGTTCACTGCTAGAATTGCCACGATCTTAGTTGAAGAGAACATTGATTTTGATCTAGATACCTTAGATGACTATGTTAAAATTACCTATCCTGATCTACGCAAATGTATCAATACTGTACAACAAAATGTCACTGAAGATAAAATTTTAGTCAAACCTTCTGCCGGCGATAATGCTATTGGTGATTACAAGATTGAAATGGTAGAGTTGTTTAAGCAGGGCAGGATACAGGATGCTCGAAAACTTATTTGTAGTAAAGCTCGACCTGAAGAAATTGAAGGTCTATATACCTGGTTATATAATAATTTAGATCTGTTGGGCGACACTGAAGAACAGAAAGATTCGGCAGTATTAATTATCAAACAGGGCCTAGTTGATCACGTGGTAGTACTTGATCCAGAGATTAATTTCTCCGCAGTCATGATCAAATTGGCAAGATTAAGAAGTTAAATAAAGACCGCGTAGTCGATGCAGGTCGAAAACTACGCGGTCACCCTTTTGATTGTTTAAGAGCAATCAGTCTATATCAGTATCTTTGTAAAGTTTTAAAATTTCCTTTACGACCGGATGGCGTTCTACATCTGTAGATTCAAACCTTGCCATAGCAATCATACGCGAATCACCCCCTTGTCCGTATAGATTACAAAATTCTAGCAAGCCATTTTCCCTTGGACGGTCAGCTTGATTTAAATCCCCAGTAACTACCATACGGCTTCCTTCGCCAATACGAGTCAGTAACATCTTCATCTGACTTGGGGTTGTGTTTTGCATTTCATCTGCAATAATAAAGGCATGTTTGAAAGTGCGTCCCCTCATATAAGCAAGCGGACTGATTTCAATTGTGCCATCTTCCAACATGTCTGCAATTTCCTTTGGATGATAATATTCCTCAAATACATCCATTATGGGTCTTGTCCACGGAGCCATTTTTGCATTAAGGTCTCCTGGTAAAAAACCATGTTCTTCATCTACTGATACAGCTGGCCTAGTTACAATAATTTTATTGATCACCCCCTCTTTATACAGTTTAATGGCCATTTGCACACCCAGCATTGTTTTACCAGTACCTGCGGGTCCTATGGCAAAAACAATGTATTTCTTGGGGTTTTTTAACAATTCTAGGTAGTTTTCCTGCGATAAATTGCGTGGAATTATAGTTACCTGTTTGTTTCTTTTCAAGTATGGCTTGATGGGTATCAAGTTACTTGCTCCAGATTGAAAACGTGGATCACGCTGAGTCTGGTCTCTTTCGTTGCGTCTTCTTGCTTTGGGCAATTTGTACCTCCTTGGTAAAGATCGACCTGCATGAATATTTACATCGCCAATTAAAAACATGCGGGAAAGGGTGTATTTTTTGCCATTGACTCAAAAACGTCTTGCATTTTCAATTGCATAAATAACAGTAATGAGAGACCCACATGCACGATATCATTGAAGTCATTAAAAACATACAATCGTTGAGCGAAAACAACACCGCCTTCAATATCATAAAAGATTTTGAGCAGGTGATTGATCAATTGGACCTGTATGTTTTTAAAAATTGGCAACATGGTGAATTGTGTGCTGGACCCAATGTGGAAAGATACAGTGTGACCTGTAGTTTCATGTGGCCTAGAGAAGACATGCCAGACCCAAAAGGCGCACAACGTCTGTATGACAACGGCTGTCAAGTGATTTACAAAAAAGAACATGTGTTGATTCCTAGAAAAATAAAAAATCCTGACGATTATAGACCTGGTACCAAAAAGGGTAAAATTGATGCACACCCTATATGGGTAGTGGACATCACCATTCCCAAATCCCTAATGCAAAACATACATGTTGGGCAAAAGAACAAGGTCAACAATCAAATGGCTGAACTAATGAAATACAGTGGTTCAAGCGTTGTCAATCCCACCGAGGTGGCCCAGGGAGATTCAACCAATGCATAAAATTGAAAAATCTTCAATCAACGAAGGATTATTACGAGGGGATTTAAAACAATTTGTGAGTGATGTCTTTACGGTAGATAGGTATACCAGCAAAATGGGCGAAGATAGAGACATAGTTGTTTTGGGTTTCAGAGTAAAAGAAAAGTTTCCTGCTGTTGATCTAATGGAATTTATTGAACGCGGATACCCTTATATTTTAGATGCAGACATCAGTACTGGAGAAGAAGATGATGGGCAATATCAGGTGTTTGTTGAAATAGAACGCAATCATGATCTCACAAAAAATTTAAAAAATCTATTAGCAGGCATCAGTCAGTTGACAGATCACCAAGATTGGAAATTTAGATATCAACAGGACAACCACAGTAAAATTTTTGATGAACAGTCCATAATGGAAACCATTCCCATGTCACCAGACGAGTACGATAAAAAAATCACAGAAATAAAAAATCTTGATATACAAGAATTTTTTGATCAGGGTGCTGCAGAAGTACATTTAGATTCCAATAATGAATTGACTTTCAGCAAGCCTTATTCTGGAGATGTCTCTGCAAAATTTGTTGCCATTGGCAATTACGATGATGTCAAACGTACACTGCCAGGTGCCTTGAACCTGGATGAAAGCAGCATATCACAAACTGCATTTTTAAACAAATACATTGGCAATTATGATATAAGCAAAATTTCCAACAAGTTTTTGATTAGAAATGGCAATAGGGCTGTGATTATAGAAAAAAATAGGTGGTGATATGTTATTGTTGGAGTTTTTGCCAAATTGGGTATTTCATGTTTTGTTAATTGTTGGTGTGTTGGGATTGTTGGCCAGTGTTGTACTAAAATTTATTCCAGTTATCAAAACATATGATTTTCCAGTAAAAGTTATTTCAATATTATTGATCATGACAGGGGTATGGTTCGACGGTGCCATGAGCAATCAAGCAGCATGGGAAGCACGAGTTGCAGAGATGCAGGTCAAAGTAGCAGAAGCCGAAGCACAGTCCGAAAAAACCAATGTAAAAATTATAACCAAAGTTGTTAAACAATTGGAGCTGGTTCGTGAACGTGGTCAGGATGTGATCAAATATGTGGATCGTGAAGTTGTTAAAGACCAAGAAGTTATCAAATTCGTAGAAAATTGTCCCATACCCCAAATTGTTATTGACACACATAACGCTGCGGCGTTGAATCAACCCATTGAAGGAAAAAAATGAAGTCATCCTCCTTTTTTCTTATTGCGATTTTTTCATTACTAATTTCAGGTTGTTCAACCACAGTGCCAGTAACTGTTAAATTTCCTGATGCTCCAGACATGTTGCAAGAAAAATGTGCCAGTCTAAAGACCATAGACGGTGAAAAAGTCAGCATTGTTGATCTCACTAAAACTGTATCAATCAATTATCAAACCTATCACGAATGTGCAATCAAAGT